CATAGGTCATTCCAATGGCGGATAACTCCGCTAATAATAAAACAGTTAGTAATAAGATAAGTCAAAAAGATGAAAGATCGTACAAGTACAACAAGATTGTCATATCTTTTAGTCTTTTCATCAGAGAAGGAACCTAATGCGTACTTCCATATTCTCCATAATCTAACCATTAACCAAATGTAGAATCAGGTTCTAATGCTATGTAATATCTTAAATCGTGTTTTGTATTGGTAAACTTTGATAGAAGTTTAGAAGAAACTACAACATCATAAGAACCAGGAATAATTTTAATATTCTCTACCTTAAAGTTAAAAGTAAATTCTTTATCAGTTTCACCAACAGTTATAGCATATTCATTTGAAGTATCATTCTTCTTATCACGAACAACAATCTTAACTACACCTGCTTCACCAACAACACAGAAATCAGGAAGTTGATATACTGCTGCTGCTTTCAACAATTGCATTAAGGATTCACTTGATAACTCAAAATGAACATCTTCAGAAGGTAATGTAATCTCCTTTTCAGGTGGAGAAATAATAACTTGTGGATCAGCATAGAAATACTTAACCCTACGTTTACCCTCACGGATAGTAAGATAAGATTCCTTATTAAAATCAAGATCAGGGTTCTGGTGAAGACCTAATCCATTTAGAAGTTGGTTTAAATCGTAGATACCAAATTCACGAGGAAATTCTTCTGTAATTTCTGCTTCTGCAAGAATATTTTTGGCAACTGAAATAGTACGCAGTTGATTTCCTTTCTTAACTAGAATGGAATTATTAATACCAGCAAAATTCTTCAGAATTGTTAAAGTGCTGTCAGATAAATTCATAGGATCACGTAATTTCATGATTAGGGCATTTGTTCAAAATTTCCAGATGGCATAGACGGTTTGCCATAATGGTCATCGAAATGTAAGAGTAGCATAGCATAATGTATGACTTTCATCAAGTCTTTTTTATTCTTTCCATCTTTACTACCATACCGACTTCCATACTTTAAAATATTTGATTGACAGAATCCAGATGCTAATGATCTTGCTGCCATCAAATCTAAAGTTTGAACATTACGATACTCGTGAGTATCGCCAGTATAGTGTCCACTATAAGTAGAGGACACATAAGATTCAATATCTTTAAGGATTTCTTCCTCGTGATATTTAAAATAATGTGCTGTCATATCTTTGATAGGATAGGTCTCATCCATAGTTCCATTCAACTCCTCATAAGCCAAACTCCATGCATTAACCATATTCAAATAAAAATTCATTTACAAGACTGTCTGCCTTGTCTTTACCAAACTTACCAGTAAGGTATCCTCCAACGGGATCAAGTTTGGTCATATAAGAATCGAAATCCTCATACACAGATGTGTCTTGCCCAATGGGTTTCCCTAATTCTAACATATCTTTGTAGATAGTCAAGTAAGATTTGAACATATCTAAATGCTCATCCACCTCATCAGGTTTACAATACTGAATGTAAATGTTTTCAGAGAAATGATTACCAGGTTCAAAGAATCGATAATCACCCCTTCCTTTAGGTAAACTGGGAATGGTAAGTAAGTAATTTTCTTTTGGATGTTGAAAATCAAATACAATAATAACTTTCTTTTCGGAGAATGCCATTAGATCCATACCGAAGCAAGGAAGATTTTTACCAGTCTTGGGATAAAGGATGTTATTGTAAATACAAGATTTATCAGACCATATCTCAACTTCTCTAGATTTAATAAGATGAGGATGAGTAAAAGTCTTTGCTAATAAATTGGTTCCTTTACCTTTCCAGTTTGCCCAAGTTCTTCCAAACTCTAGGTCTGGAAGAATTTCATTTAGGGCAGACTTATATTTTTTCCATAAATTATCCATCTTGGTATGCCTTATCTTCTGCCTTATCGAATTCGAAGTCAGCATCTACCTTATCATACAATTCCAAGAAGGACTGTTTAGTCTCATCATCGAAACGGTTAACACATACGGAGATTGCTTTTTCTTTCTTACCAAAGATAGCATAGGCACGGAGAATATGGACTAAACGACGGGTGCTAATGATTTCATCCACTCCACCATCAAAGAAGGTCTTACGGATGATATCTGCCCAATCTACTAGTCTCTTACAAAACTCTTTATCATCTACACCAACGGCAGAAGCAACATTAGTAAGAATTTTAATTTCTGATGTAGGAGCAGGATAATCTTGTTCAAAAGTTACAGGGAATCGCTCAAGGAAGGCTTCGTTAAGCACGTTAGTTCCAATAAAGCGTCCGTCGTCTGAACCTTTACCTTTAGTATTTGCTGTTGCGACGATGTTGAATCCTTTTGCTGGTTCGACGTACTTTCCAATTTTCTTAAGGAAAATTCCTTTACCTTCAAGGATTGACTGGAGACAGAGGATTTTGTTTGAGGCAAGGTCGATTTCGTCAAGGAGCAAGACAGCTCCTCTGTTGAGAGCTTGAATAACTGGTCCGTCATGCCAGACTGTGGCACCGTTAACAAGGCGGAAGCCACCAATGAGATCATCTTCATCAGTTTCAATAGTAATGTTTACTCGGATAAGTTCTCGCTTGAGTTGAGCACAAGCTTGCTCGACTCCAAAGGTTTTTCCATTCCCAGAAAGACCCGTGATAAACGTAGGATAGAACATACGGGCTTTGAGAATGGCCTTAATATCGCTAAAAGGACCAAAGTGGACGAAGGTAGCATCTTTTTCTGGTATAAGTGATTGAATATCTGGTTTAACTGATGGAGCATTAAATGATCTTTCTATCTGCTCCACACTCTCTTGTGTAACTTCAAGATTCCATTTCCCTCTTGAAGTTTTAAACTTTTCTAATCTACGAGTAACAGTTTGGTAATTAATGCTGCGAGATTTACAAAATCCTTTAATGTCACCAGCAGTTAATTCCACACCGTACAATGACTGAAGTTCATTAATAAGTTGTTTGTCAGTCAAAGCAATCTTGCGTGGCATAATGTAAGCGTTTTTTATTTATACGTATATTATACCAATAATAAAGGGGTCGTGGGACCCCTTGTAGACACTTTATAAATTGGTTAACCCCAGTTCTTTGACGCAGGTGGTGAATATGGTTTCGCTGGTGGTGCAGGTGGTTTCGCAGCAGCAGGTTTAGGTGGTGCTGGTGGTGTAGGTGGATTAGGTGGTGTAGCCACTTTCCCAGATACCAAATCTCCGAACTTTGACATTGATCTACATTGAATTTGTGTGACTATTTATGCTACTAATTCTATAAACTCTCCAAGAACCTTCTTATTCATCTTTTTACTCTTAAGAGATTTCTTAAACGCACTACGAATTTGTGCTTTAGTAGCATCTTCCTGTACCTCAAATTCATCATCATTAGATAGAGTGTTTGCTGAAAGTCCAAAGTAAGTATCGTATCCTGAATTTAAGATAGCAAAAGATCTTTCTCTTTTCCACCTTTTCATTATCTTATTGTAACCATCGTCCTCATATCCAGTATAACGACGGATAAATTGTCCAGCATCACGAGACTGAAGAACACGAATACCAATAAGATTCATATCAGGGAAGTTATGTTTTAAATTTTCTAATAAAGTATCTGATATATCTGCCCAATAAGTAGAACTACTAAAGGAATATGTGCGTCCAGTTTTACGATCACGCATAACACAATCATGACCAATATAACCACTTCCCAACCAAGGTAAAGAATCAGGACGACGTTGAACTTCTTTACTATATCTTAATGGTTGTCCCTCACCATCAGTAAGAATAACACATTGAACCTTTTGGACTTGATTTTCTTCTTTAAATTGTGGAAGAATATTATGAAGGGATACAATTGCTTCGTTTAATGGAGTTCCAGATAAACGCATACCTGTAGGACATCCATAAGAAACTGAATAACGATTGAAAAATCCACTAGCAATACGAAAAATATTTTTCATTTGCTCTTCCATAACTTTAGTCTTTACCTTACTGGTAAACAAATTCATCATAGAAAATGTTTCTTCAATAAGAGCTAGTCCTGCCCTTTTCTCATAACAACGTTGATGCCCCATATTTTCTCTAGGGTAATCATTTGTAAACGCATAAACTTCAAATGGAATATTTACTTTCTTACAGAACCACATAAGATTATACAATTGCTTTATGGTATCAAGCATTACTTCTGCCATTGATCCAGACCAATCTAAAACAAAGACTAATCCATGATTCTTACCATCAGCAAGAGTAGTTACTTTCTTGAATAAATCTTCGTTATACCTATAGGTATGGAGTTTGGAACAATCTAGTACACCAGTTCTAGCGGTTGTAGCACGAGCATATGAATCTGCTGCTTTCTTACATTCAAATTCTTTTACCAAATAATTAACTTCTTTTTGAGCACTTTTCTTAAACTCTCTAAATTTAGCATCTATCTCTTCACAATGGAATCTACTAACTCCTATTTCTTCATAATCATTTTTTTCTTCTTCCCAATACCTTACACAATTCTTATGAATAAGATCATTATCAATAATAATTTCATCTACGTTTAAATCAGGTAATTCAAAATAAGAACTCTCACGTCCTTCTGCCGCACTAGCAAGTTCCTTAAGTGCTCTTTCTAACTTATCAGCAGTTTGTATATCTAATGGATCATTCTCACAACCACCCTCTTTAAAACTAGGAACATCTAGATGGGCAGGATCCTTATCATCTCCAGGTTGTTGTGTTGGTTGTGGTTCTCCACCTTCACTAGTCTCTTCTAAATCTTCCTTACCTTCTCCACCTTCTCCACCAAAATCCATCTCTGACTGAACACCATTCTGTTCATTTGACTCCTTATTCTGTTTCTCCAATTCTGCTTTACAATATTCGTAAAGTGTTCTAGCAGCATCTAAAGTATCATCAAAGGTTTCACAACTTTCAATTAAAGAGATAATCTGTTTTTCAGCAGACGAAAATACCACAGGAAGCCAGTTACCAACCTTGAAGTATAGATTAGCCCGATCAGCAAGATTAAAAGTACTAATATCTTCACCATAAGTCTCAAAGAAATCTCTATCGTGTAACTCATTATATCCATTATAGAAAGTTTTGGCAAGTCCAGCATACTTTCGTTTCATCAATCTCTCAACCCTAGCATCCTCTACAACATTCACAAAATTTTGAGGTATAGAACCTTCCCATTCCCATCTGTCTGGTGTAAAGAGTGCGTGTCCTACCTCATGACCCACCAGCATGTCGTAAACAGTATTACTTGCTAGATCCCATTGTGGAAGGATTAAGACCCTTGTATGGACGTTAAACTGGGCAGTCTTGACTTGCTTATGTTCTACTACTAGATCTTCGGTAGCAAGTAACTTTGCTAATTGGGATTTAATTTCGTGTCTAACTGCCATGTACTTTTTTGTTTGATAAACCTATTATACTAAAAAAGCGTCCCTTTGGACGCTGTTGTAGACGCTTTATCAACTGTCTACGTCTTTCTCTTGCTGCACGTAGTGCTTGTGGTTTTAATTTTCGTTTCGGTGGCTTCCCCGAATTGTGTTGCCAGTTTGGAGTAGTCATCACTGTATTATACGTGAGAATCCTTTGGTTTTATCAAACCTTATGACACTTTCAAATTTGTCCTCCATACCAGATTTGTGGGAGATAACAAAAGTGTTTGCGTCTTTAATTACAAAACGGATAATCTTAAGGAACTCATCTGTTCCGAATCCATCTAGGGAACTATCAAACACTTCATCCATAATCAGCAGATTAGTATTAACGGAATTTTTGACTCTTGCGACTTCTCTCCAAGTGAAGAGTAGGGCTAGGTCTATTCTCATTTTTTCACCTTCACTAAAAGAACTATAAGAAAAATCTTCGTGGATAGGTGACTTTACCGTTTCGTTGAACTCTTCATCCAAATGGAAGTTAATATAAAAGTCCATCATCTGTAGGTAACGATTAACCTGCTGATTTATGAACGGAAGATACTTTTTAATAATCTTCGTCTTAACGCCATCGTCCTTAAGTAAGGAATAGGCAAAATCGTAATGAACGATTTCTTCTCTATTTGTAGATAGGTCTTCGGTTATATTTTGGAGGTTTGTTTTAAACTCTTTTAATTTCTCATTCTCAGAATTTCTGTTTTTAAGTCGTTGGGTAATAGTTTGAACTTCATCTTCAAGATCTCTGATCTGTCTTTGGTTAAGGCTGATCCGAGTATTGTTTTGAGAAACGTCATGGTTGAGTTTGGTAATCTCCTTTGATAGTTTGTTAAATTGGTGTTCTCGTTCTTGTTCCGACTTAATGGTCTCTTCAAGGTCTTTGAAACCTTGCTGGAGCTCCCTTGCTCTATTTTGAACACCATCGATTCTATTTAAACGAAACTCTTCTTCTATGTTCTGATCACAGGTAGGACACACCGTATTTTCTGTGAAAAACTTATGTTCTTTGGTAATTGTTGCTACTTTTTGAGTAATTTTACCCTTAAGATTATTAAGTTTCACTAACTTTTCAGATGCTCCAGTAACCTCTTCTTGCTCCTTTAAAAGGTCTTCTACATTAGATTCTAGTAACTCATTATGCTCTAAATGGGTATCATTTTCTATTCCTAGGACTTTAATTTTATCCTTATTCTCTTTGATTTCATCCTTACCTTGCTTCTTAATCTCCTCTATAAAATTCTCTTGCATGGTCATCTTTTCCTTGACCGTTTCCTTCTTAAGTTCTAATGATCTAACCTTATCCTTTTGAACTTTTATCTTCTCCTTAATCAAAGCATTCATAGCAGAGAAGATTCTAATATCCAAAAGATCCTCAATAACATCTCTCCTATTAGCACTTGTTAATTGCATAAAAGGCACAAAGGTACTATTACCCAAGATAACAATTTGAGTAAACGATTTATAATTTACCTTAAGAATATTTTCTTCTAAAATCTTCTGATTGATACGATCATCAGACTCTCTCTTTAAAAGAGTTCCATTAACTTCTATATCAAATATATTTGGTTTAATACCTCTACGAACAAGATAATCTCTATTATTAACAGCAAATTCAATTTCTACAACACAATCCTTTTCATTGGTCGTATTTACCAATTGAGGTTTTGTAATCTTACGAAAACTTTTATTGAATAACCCAAAGGTTAAGGCATCCAGCATTGTGGATTTACCAGCACCATTAGTCCCAATTACAAGATTAGTCTTATTTTTCTGGAGGTCTATTTCAGAGAATTGATTACCAGTGGATAAGAAATTCTTCCAGCGTATTTTCTTAAACGTTATCATTCTTAGGTGGAATCACAAAATCATCAGGTGTAATGACAGCATATTTGTAATTATGCATCTTACACGTTTTAATAGCAATTTCATCGTCAACTTCAATTACCTCCATAGGACTCTTGTATTCAGCATTGTCTTCAAGCATCAATGCGTAACGTGTTGCATCATCTTCATCTTGAAAAAGAAAAAGGACTTTCTCCCCATACTGATCAGAAACAGCATAAGCACCATCGGTTTTTCTATCTCGAAGTGTAAGAAGATACACTATTCTACCTCACAAGCTTGTTTATACAGATCTTGAAAGATACCTTTGATAATATTCTTATCAAAATCAAATTCCGATTCATCAATATAACGATTCAAAATTGAAATAGTATTTTCCTCTTCACTTATCTCAAAGTCTTCATTCTCATTAATATCAAAATTTTCAATAATCTTTAAATCTTGAACACCAACCGAATAGAGTTTATCGATAAATCTTTCAAATTGTTTTGGTTTAGTCTTTTTACGAACGATTACTTTAACAATCTTATTTTGATATTCAGTGGCATTAAACAG